TTAGGTTGATAACAACATTATACACGAAAGGAGCATAAACAATATGCAAGCATTAAAAACAAAATCGAACATCGGCGAAATGTTCAACATACAAGAAAAAGAAAATGGAGAAATCGCAATCAGCGGTCGAGAACTTCATCAAGCATTAGAGGTTAAGACTCCATACAAAAAATGGTTTGAAAGAATGAGTGATTACGGATTTGAAGAAAATATCGATTATGTAGTCACGGACATTTTTGTCCATAACCCACTAGGAGGTCGTCAGAATCAAACTGACCACGCACTCACACTAGACACTGCAAAAGAAATCGCAATGATTCAACGCAGTGAACCTGGTAAACGTGCAAGACAATACTTCATCCAAGTTGAAAAAGCATGGAACAGCCCAGAAATGATTATGCAACGTGCTTTAAAAATTGCTAACAACACAATCAATCAATTAGAAACAAAGATTGAACGTGATAAACCAAAAATTGTATTTGCAGATGCAGTAGCTACTACTAAGACATCAATTTTAGTTGGAGAGTTAGCAAAGATCATTAAACAAAACGGTATAAACATCGGGCAACGCAGATTGTTTGAGTGGTTACGTCAAAACGGATTCCTTATTAAACGCAAGGGTGTGGATTATAACATGCCTACACAGTATTCAATGGAACGTGAGTTATTCGAAATTAAAGAAACATCAATCACACATTCAGACGGTCACACATCAATTAGTAAGACGCCAAAAGTAACAGGCAAAGGACAACAATACTTTGTTAATAAGTTTTTAGGAGAAAAACAAACATCTTAATAGGAGGACACTATGGAACAAATCACATTAACCAAAGAAGAGTGTGTCGAACAATGCATCAATAAAGACTTAAAACTTTTAGATTATCGAGTTCAACAAATTTTAGAAGGTGTTCTATCAGAAAGTACCACATACGGTGATGCAAGAAATAAATTAGAAACATTGAAAATTATTGCTGAATCTCATTTTAAAACCGAACATGCTTCAGTTATTTACAAATTAGCATTGAAAAAGTTAGACGAAAAAATCAACGCCACTCCAATTAAAGAGTGACGGAAAGGGAGGATTTTAAATGTTTAAGGTTTTAAATGATATAAAAACTTCTTTAAAAAACCATCCTTGGGGTTGGAAAGAGCACTTACCTTATTTGCTGATGTTAACTCTGTCACTTGTGGCTCTGATTCTCGGTGTTCTGTCCGCGATTCTATGATAACAGGCTTTATATAGATTCCTTTGTTGGTAGTGACTTTGATAGTCACATCCCATTCCCATATCACTGGATATTCTTCGAGCAAAAAAGTACATTCTACACTTTCATAAGGTCCTAAAGTAAATGGAATGGAGTAGTTTTTATCTTTATATCGTATAGGTTTGAACGTTTTTTGTTCATTTACTTTATTTTTAATATCAAATTCAACGTCAATAACAGAAATGGGAAACTTTGTGAAATTAATAAATGTTATATCGTTGTAACTTGATTTGTCATCGACCAAGTAATTAAAGCTTCTGGTAGGTATAACATCGATGTTAAGAGAATCTTTCATATAGTCTAAATAATATTTAAGTGCAGTCAGTAAGAAACTAAAAATTGCGATACAAATCGCGATTATGTCCATACTTATCACCTCCTTAGGTTGATAACAACATTATACACGAAAGGAGCATAAACAATATGGAAGATATGAAAGAACTTTATTCTTTAAAAATCCAAAAGAAGAATTTAAATAATAAACAAAAGAATTTAATGTCTGTAATTAATCAATGTATTGAACTAGAAAAGTTTTCTTACACTGAAATTAAAAAAGTTCTCTACCTAATTGATAGAGAACAAAAGTATTTAGCTAATAACCGCAGAAAAACATAAGTTAAAAATAATCTAACTCGGACTGCTGGCAATCTTCTAAATATTTTTCATACTGATTTTTAGTTCCGCCCAGAACGTATTCAGTATTGTAGTACGCTTGTCCATTATCCAAAATTTTAACTAATTTTGTACCAACATGAACGATATCCCAACCTTCTTTTAACAGATCGTTGGCTGCATCATTAGCTAAATCGTCATCGAAAGACAAAAGGTGATAGTAGTTTTTCATAATATACACCTCCTTAGGTGGATAACTAAATTATACACGAAAAGAGATGTAACAAATGAACATTCAAAAAGTAATGAAATTAATATTGAAAAAAATTCATGAGATGAGGGAGATTTTAAAAAAGTTCAACAAAAATATCAGACACAAAGATCTAATTGTCATCAAAGTGAAAGATGAAAACAGCGTTCCATTAGTCATTTATAAAGGTGGAGAGCTGAAGAGCAAACGAGTAGTTAAATTTTTATGGGTAACTAGAAACGGAAATTACGAAGGTGGTTACGACATAAACATAGAGCATTATGCAAAGAGTGAAAAAGGCAGACCCGGTAGATATGAAAAATCAGGATTTAGAAGTTTGTTTTTTAAGGAGGATTCACAGTGAACAAATTGTGTAAAACAACCCTCCTCATCACAATGGCAGTTGTGACGTGGAAGGTTTGGAAGATTGAGAAGCACACTAGAAAACCTGTGATTAGTAGCAGGGCGTTGAGTGACTATCTAAACAACAAATCTTTAACCATACCGAAAGATGCTGAAAATTCTACTGAATCTGCTCGTCGCCTTTTGAAGTTCGCCGAACAAACTATTAGCAAATAACAACATTATACACGAAAGGAAAGATAGAAATGCCAAAAATCATAGTACCACCAACACCAGAAAACACATATAGAGGCGAAGAAAAATTTGTGAAAAAGTTATACGCAACACCTACACAAATCCATCAATTGTTTGGAGTATGTAGAAGTACAGTATACAACTGGTTGAAATATTACCGCAAAGATAATTTAGGTGTAGAAAATTTATACATTGATTATTCACCAACAGGCACTCTGATTAATATTTCTAAATTGGAAGAGTATTTGATCAGAAAGCATAAAAAATGGTATTAGGAGGATATTAAATGAGCGACACATATAAAAGCTACCTATTAGCAGTACTATGCTTCACAGTCTTAGCGATTGTACTCATGCCGTTTCTATACTTCACTACAGCGTGGTCAATTGCGGGATTCGCAAGTATTGCAACTTTCATATTCTATAAAGAATACTTTTATGAAGAATAAAAAACTGCTACTTGCGCCAACAAGTAACAGTAAGTGTTCATCAAAATATACAACTTAATTAAATCAAAATATACGGAGGTAGTCAACTATGGCTGAAAATATTAAAACAGAACAACATTATTACACTAAAGATTTCTCAGGATACAGAAATGAAGAAGATAATTTTGTAGCAAATCAAGAATTGACAGTAACAATCACATTGAACGAGTACAGAAAACTTATTGAAATAAAGGCTGTTAAAGATAAAGAAGAAGATACTTACAGAGGTAAGTATTTTGCGGAAGAAAGAAAAAACGAAAAATTGGAAAAAGAAAATATAAAACTGAAAAACAAAATTTATGAATTACAAAACGAAGAAGATAACGAGGAGTGCGAAGAGGAGTACGAAGAATACAAGGAGGACTAAAAGAATGTATTACAAAGCGGGTGAGATAAAAAATAAAATTATAAACTTTAACGGGTTCGAATTTAAAGTGTCTGCGATGAAGAGACATGACGGTATCAGTATACAAGTTAAGGATATGAATAATGTTCCACTTAAATCATTTCATGTCGTAGATTTAAGCGAACTATATATTGCAATGGATGCAATGCACGACGTTATAAACGAATGGATTGAAGAGAACACAGATGAACAGGACAGACTAATTAACTTAGTCATGAAATGGTAGGAGGTCGCTATGAAGCAGACTGTAACTTATATCATTCGTCATAGGGATATGCCAATTTATATAACTAACAAACCAACCGATAACAATTCAGATATTAGTTACTCCACAAATAGAAATAGAGCTAGGGAGTTTAACGGTATGGAAGAAGCGAGTATCAATATGGATTATCACAAAGCAATCAAGAAAACAGTGACAGAAACTATTGAGTACGAGGAGGTAGAACATGACTGAACAAACTAATCAAGATGTCGATATTTTAACGCAACTAGGTGTAAAAGACATCAGCAAACAAAATGCAAACAAGTTTTATAAATTTGCGATATACGGCAAGTTCGGTACTGGTAAAACTACGTTTTTAACAAAAGATAACAATGCCTTAGTACTAGATATAAATGAGGACGGAACAACGGTAACAGAAGATGGGGCAGTTGTGCAGATTAAGAATTATAAGCATTTTAGTGCAGTGATTAAAATGCTGCCTAAAATTATTGAACAACTAAGAGAAAACGGAAAACAAATTGATGTTGTAGTGATTGAAACAATCCAAAAGTTAAGTGATATCACTATGGACGACATCATGGACGGTAAATCAAAGAAACCGACATTTAATGATTGGGGCGAGTGTGCTACACGCATTGTAAGTATTTATCGTTATATTTCTAAATTACAAGAACATTATCAATTTCATCTTGCTATAAGCGGGCACGAGGGCATTAACAAAGACAAAGATGATGAGGGAAGTACTATCAATCCAACAATCACGATAGAGGCACAAGACCAAATAAAAAAAGCGGTCATCAGTCAATCTGACGTGTTAGCAAGAATGACAATAGAAGAACATGAGCAAGACGGCGAAAAAACTTATCAATATGTACTTAACGCTGAACCATCAAATTTATTCGAGACAAAGATAAGACACTCAAGCAACATCAAAATTAACAACAAACGTTTCATTAATCCAAGTATTAACGATGTTGTACAAGCAATTAGAAATGGTAATTAAAAATTAATTAAAAGGACGGTATAAAAATTATGAAAATCACTGGTAGAACACAATACATTCAAGAAACTAATCAAGAGGCATTCATGAAAGGTGGGGACTTTTTAGGAGCTGGAGAATTTACAGTAAAAGTTGCAAATGTCGAGTTTAACGACAGAGAAAACAGATACTTCACGATTGTTTTTGAAAACAACGAAGGTAAACAATACAAACACAACCAATTCGTCCCACCATTCCAACAAGATTATCAAGAAAAACAATATATCGAGTTACTTAGTAGATTAGGAATTAAATTGAACTTACCAGATTTAACTTTTGACACAGATCAATTAATTAACAAAATCGGAACTATTGTACTTAAAAATAAATTTAACGAGGAACAAGGCAAGTATTTTGTAAGACTCTCATATGTAAAAGTTTGGAATAAAGACGATGAAGTAGTTAATAAACCAGAACCTAAAACTGATGAGATGAAACAAAAAGAACAGCAAGCAAATGGGAAACAGACGCCAATGAGTCAACAATCAAACCCATTCGCTAATGCTAATGGTCCAATAGAAATCAATGATGATGATTTACCGTTCTAGGACGTGGTTTAAATGCAATACATTACAAGATACCAGAAAGACAATGACGGTACTTATTCCGTCGTTGCTACTGGTGTTGAACTTGAACAAAGTCACATTGACTTACTAGAAAACGGATATCCACTAAAAGCAGAAGTAGAGGTTCCGGACAATAAAAAACTATCTATAGAACAACGCAAAAAAATATTCGCAATGTGTAGAGATATAGAACTTCACTGGGGCGAACCAGTAGAATCAACTAGAAAATTATTACAAACAGAATTGGAAATTATGAAAGGTTATGAAGAAATCAGTCTGCGCGACTGTTCTATGAAAGTTGCAAGGGAGTTAATAGAACTGATTATAGCGTTTATGTTTCATCATCAAATACCTATGAGTGTAGAAACGAGTAAGTTGTTAAGCGAAGATAAAGCGTTATTATATTGGGCTACAATCAACCGCAACTGTGTAATATGCGGAAAGCCTCACGCAGACCTAGCGCATTATGAAGCAGTCGGCAGAGGCATGAACAGAAACAAAATGAATCACTATGACAAACATGTATTAGCGTTATGTCGCGAACATCACAACGAGCAACATGCGATTGGTGTTAAGTCGTTTGATGATAAATATCACTTGCATGACTCGTGGATAAAAGTTGATGAGAGGCTCAATAAAATGCTGAAAGGAGAGAAAAAGGAATGAATAGACTAAGAATAATAAAAATAGCACTCCTAATCGTCATCTTGGCGGAAGAGATTAGAAGCGCTAAAAAAATTAAAAAATTTACCCCTGAGGATTCTAAAGGTTTTCCTGATATAACAAAAGATTCAATAAAAGAACCTAAATAAAAATATTATGGTTGATAAAATCCCATTGTTCTTTTGTTAACCACCCTTGTTTGTTATTGACTATTTCTGTAACAAACAGCTTATCTCCAGAATCGAGATAAGGTTTCAACTTTTCTATCATTTCTGAAGTTGATAAAGAAGAACGGAATAAAAATGAAGATTTCCAATAATTGCAATGACCATTAGAAATTTCCTTTTTTATAACATTTCTCAATTCCTCATATTTTTGTCCGGGTGAGTTTAAATCATATGTTAACATATAAGGTTTTTCCATATTTTATTCACCCCCAATCTAACGCAGTAGCGATAACAAAATTATACCAGAAAGGAGAATCAATATGACTGATCAACCAAGTTACTACTCAATAATTACGGAAAATGTTAGAGAGGAAGAGTGTCAATGAGCAAGCCGAAATGGAACAGTGCTAAAAAAAGAAAAATCAAAAACGAATTAACGCAAGGAATTTATAAGTGTGTTATGTGTTCGAATATTTTCGATAGTGTAGATTGTTTGCAAATAGAGCATAAAATACCAATTTCAAAAGGTGGTACAAATGAAATGTCAAATTTAACTGTACTTTGCCAAAAGTGTAATTGTAGCAGAAAGAATAGAGTTGGAAATGAACATTTAAAAAATATTCTTAAAAACATCGAAAAAGAGATGGATAAAATAAACATTGATTTACTCGCTTACGAAAAAGAAATTGGAACTCTCGATAATAGAGATATTTCAGAAATAATTAATGAACTAGAAAGTATATATACAGATTTCCATAATACGTTGGTTGGAGAAGTTTTAAATGTCTAAAGATAAAATCAAAAATTCCATTACTGGTTACGGTCTTGTTTTTAAGCGAGTGATGAAAGACACAACGATAAGTATTGAAGCAAAGGCGTTGTACAGTTACTTATCTTCATATGCTGGTGTAGATGAAACAGCTTTTCCAAGTGTAGATCTAATAAAGCATGAATTAGCCATAGGTAAGCAACGGTATCAAAGAGCAAGAAAAGAGTTAGAAACAGCAGGGTATTTACAAGTTGACAGAAAACAAAACGGTAATATCTATGGAAGTAATTTATACACAATTTACCACAGTCCTCGATGGGTTGATTCTCGACCGGTCGAAATTCAATCGGTTGAAATTCAATCGCTCGACAACCAGCCCACTACAATTAACAGTATTACAAATAACAATTATACAAATAACAATAAGACAATTAATAATAGCGCAACTGACGTTACGCATGAGCAATTTGAGGAATGGTGGAAACTTTACGACAAGAAGAAAGATAAGAAGATGTCTTTTACTAAATTCAAATCATGCTTAAAGAAACATTCTTTTGAACAAATCATGCAAGGTACTCGTGAGTATTTAAAAACTATTACAGACAAACAATATCAAAAGTACCCTAAAACGTTCTTAACTAACGAAAGCTATATGAATGATTATAGCGAAGAGATTAAAGAAACTGGCATAGATCAATTGGAACGCATGAAGTACGACGAAAGTTATTGGGACTAGGAGGATGTTATGAAACCGTTATTCAACGAAAAAATAAACGAAAGTTTAAAAAAGTATCAACCAATCGAAGTAATACTAAGACAGAATTGCGATAAATGTGGGCGTCAATATGACTTATATAAGTTTGAAAATGGATATGAATACAAAGACGGTTGCGAATGTGAAATTCAAAGATTGGCTTATGAAGAATACAAAAGGAATAAACAAAAGAAACTTGATTATATTTTCAATCAATCAAATGTTAATCCGTCTTTAAGAGATGCAACAGTTAACAACTATAAGCCACAAAATGAAAAACAAGTACAAGCTAAACAAACAGCAATAGAGTATGTACAAGGCTTCTCTACAAAAGAACCGAAATCATTAATATTGCAAGGTTCATACGGAACTGGTAAAAGCCACCTAGCATACGCTATCGCAAAAGCAGTTAAAGCTAAAGGACATACGGTTGCTTTTATGCATATACCAATGTTAATGGATCGTATCAAAGCAACATACAACAAAAATGCAGTTGAGACTACAGATGAGTTAGTCAGATTGTTAAGCGATATTGATTTACTTGTACTAGATGATATGGGTGTAGAGAACACAGAACACACTTTAAACAAACTTTTCAGCATTGTTGATAACAGAGTAGGTAAAAACAACATCTTTACAACTAACTTTAGTGATAAAGAACTAAATCAAAATATGAACTGGCAACGTATAAATTCGAGAATGAAAAAAAGAGCAAGAAAAGTAAGAGTAATCGGAGACGATTTCAGGGAGCGAGATGCGTGGTAATCACAAAACAAAATATAAAAGAAATATTACATTGTAGAGATGTATATGCTCAAAAGATGATTGATTTTGCAAACGGAGACCAAGAGAAACTTAAAAAACTTATTGATGATAAGTTGAAAGAAAAAGAAGAAAGACCCGCAATCGTCGAATATTAAGGAGTGTTAAAAATGCCGAAAGAAAAATATTACTTATACCGAGAAGATGGCACAGAAGATATTAAGGTTATCAAACATGAAGATAACGAGAATGAAGTTTATTCGCTCACAGGAGCCCATTTCAGCGACGAAAAGAAAATTATGACTGATAGTGACCTAAAACGATTTAAAGGCGCTCACGGACTTCTATATGAGCAAGAGCTAGGTTTACAAGCAACGATATTTGATATTTAGAGGTGGCGCAATGAGTAAATACAATGCTAAGAAAGTTGAGTACAAAGGAATTGTATTTGATAGCAAAGTAGAGTGTGAATATTACCAATATTTAGAAAGTAATATGAATGGCACTAATTATGATCATATCGAAATACAACCGAAATTCGAATTATTACCAAAACTAGATAAACAACGAAAGATTGAATATATTGCAGACTTCGCGTTATATCTCGATGACAAACTGATTGAAGTTATCGACATTAAAGGTATGCCAACCGAAGTAGCAAAACTTAAAGCTAAGATTTTCAGACATAAATACAGAAACATAAAACTCAATTGGATATGTAAAGCACCTAAGTACACAGGCAAAACATGGATTACTTACGAGGAATTAATTAAAGCAAGACGAGAACGCAAAAGAGAAATGAAGTGATCTAATGCAACAACAAGCATATATAAACGCAACGATTGATATAAGAATACCTACAGAAGTTGAATATAAGCATTTTGGTGATGTGGATAAAGAAAAAGAAACGCTGGCAGATTACTTATATAACAATCCTAACGAAATACTAGAGTATGACAATTTAAAAATTAGAAATGTAAATGTAGAGGTGGAATAAATGGCGAAAACAGCAAGAATTGTAAGGATACACGATAAACCTTATAGGTTCAGTAAATTTGAAATGGAATTAATTGAAAGTCACGGTATAACACCCGGAATGGTTTCTAAAAGAGTAAAGGACGGTTGGGAACTACATGAAGCAATGGACGCACCAGAAGGCATGCGTTTAAGCGAGTACAGAGAAAAGGAAACAATAGAAAGACTGGAACAAGCTAGACTCGAACGTAAATTGGAAAGACAGCGAAAGAAAGAGGCAGAGCTAAGAAGAAAGAAGCCACATTTATTTAATGTGCCTCAAAAACATTCACGTGATCCGTACTGGTTTGATACTACTTATAACCAAATGTTTAAGAAATGGCAGGAAGCATAAATGCCTAAAACCGATAGCGCATGTAAAGAATACTTAAACCAATTTTTCGGATCTAAGAGATATCTGTATCAGGATAACGAACGAGTGGCACATATCCATGTAGCAAATGGCACTTATTACTTTCATGGGCATATCGTACCAGGTTGGCAAGGCGTGAAAAAGACATTTGATACAGCTGAAGAGCTTGAAACATATATAAAGCAACAGGATTTGGAATATGAGGAACAGAAGCAACTAACTTTATTTTAGAGGAGGTTATGAAAGTGAACTATGAAACAGGATTCCAAATAGGCGTAATGGAAGCTAGGTTGAAGAAGATGAGAAAACAACGTGATGAGTACAAGAAGCAACGTGACGAGCTTATTGGGGATATAGCTAAGTTAAGAGAGCGTAACGAAGAGCTGGAGAACATGTGGCGCACAGTCAAAAATGAATTGCTTGGAAGATACGAACATTACTGTTTTAAATTTAGAGAACTACACCCTGAGAGCAAAGCGAACAGGATAGGAGCTCTCTATATAGGAGGTAAAAGCACTGCAGATATTATAATGTCGCGAATGGAAGAACTAGACGGAACAAATGAGTTCTACGAATTTTTAGGGCAAATGGAGGAAGACACAAATGAATAACCGTGAACAAATAGAACAATCCGTTATAAGTGCTAGTGCGTATAACGGCAATGACACAGAGGGATTACTAAAAGAGATTGAGGACGTGTATAAGAAAGCACAAGCGTTTGATGAAATACTTGAGGGTTTACCTAATGCTATGCAAGATGCACTCAAAGAAGATATTGGTCTTGATGAAGCAGTAGGGATTATGACGGGGCAAGTGGTCTATAAATATGAGGAGGAGCAGGAAAATGACTAACACATTACAAGTAAAACTATTATCAGAAAATGCTAGAATGCCCGAACGAAATCATAAGACGGATGCAGGTTATGACATATTCTCAGCTG